TTTTTCGATTTCGCCATGAGTCTTATTAACTTGATTCTGTAAACTTTCTATAGTCTTATTGTTACCATTTATTTCTGACTGACGACTACGTATCTCTTCTGCTTTTGCATTCCATTCCTCTATTAAGTCTAAAACTTCTTGAGATTCATTTAGCATATTATCATATTGTGTTTTTATAGAAGTTGCTTCTGTCTTACACTCATGAATCTTTTGCTTTTTAAACTCAGGTTCAATAGGTTGAGAACACGTTGGACAATTATCGTTATCTTCATAGAACTTGGAATCTTTAACAATTGATTTGATTTGTGATTCCATTGTAGATTTATTATGAAGAATAGAAGTTTTCTTATCATTATATTCTTTTAGTTTGCTGGTTATAATAGCAGAATTTTCTTCTAAGAATAAACTATGTTCTCCATTTTTAGTATTTAAAAGTTGTATCTCATCATGAAGTTCATCTATCTTTCTATTTCTGTCTTTTATTTCATCTTCATTTATTTGAGTAATGTCTCTAATATATTTTCTTTGAGAGTCAAGACTATTTTTTATAAGATCTAATTGATGAGCATTTTCTTTTAATTTGTTTTTAACTTCAAGATTCTTTTCTTTAAGAATAGTATTCATTTTAGAGAATATATTAATATCCAGAAGATCCTCGATAACATCTCTCCTATGATGTGCTGGGAGTTGCATGAAAGGAATGAAGGAAGAAGATCCCAACACCACAATTTGATGAAAGCTTTTGTGATTAAGCTTTATGATGTTTTGTTCGAGAATCTTCTGGTACTCTCTGGAATGTGATGACTGATTAATCATATCACCGTTCTTCCAAATCTCAAATGTGTTAGGTTTAATTCCACGTAGAACTCTAAACTTAGATTTCCCTATAGTGAACTTTACTTCAACCTCACAATTTTTATTATTAATACTGTTTATAAGTTGTGGTTTAGATATATTTCGATGTGCTCTTCCAAAAAGAGCAAAGGATATGGCATCTAACATTGTAGATTTACCAGCTCCGTTTTGTCCTATGACAAGAGTTGATTTTGATTTAATTAGATTTATTTCTGTCCAGTTGTTTCCAGTAGATAGAAAGTTTTTCCAACGTATGGCTTCAAATATTATCATGCTATTTCCATTGCCTGTGCTTCACTTAATAATTGTCTCATAGATACCTTTATCTTATCTTTATCTAGTTCTGTATCAACAGCATCAACATAACTATCAAGAAGGGTACCAGTATCTTCAAGAGATATTGATTCATCTTCTACATTCTCACCAAGATATTCTTCAAAGTTTTCTGCTATCTTCAAATCATGTATTGGCCTATTTTGTATTTTATCAACAAATGAGTCAAATGTAAACAAATCTTTTCTATTTATTACAACTATTTTAACAAATTTATTATCAACGAAATTAACATCTTTTTGTGTGTAGTCTTCTTTAGAATCATCATATAGAATTTTTTCAAACATTGTATATGGATTTTGAATCATCTTAACTTCACGAGTCTCAGTATCCATAACATGAAAATATTTCGGATCATTTACATCTGACCAAAAGAATTCCATCTGACTTCCAAGATACCAGATGTTGTCTCGTTTAGATGAAACGTGATAATGACCAGACATTACTAACTCAAACTTTTGAAACAGTTTATGATCCATTCCATGCATTTGAGTAACACCTCTCATTACTTCAAATCCGCTGAGTTCTAAATGACCACCTAACCAGTCTGCTTTACAATCTTTTATAAAGTTTATAGACCTATCGTAGTTTTCCCCATTTATCCAAGGGAGTAAAGCCATTTTAAGTGAACCGTATTCCATAACCTTAGGTTCCATTATGATATGAATCTCATTCATAAAGTGTCCTAATAATTCTTTTAGTGAATTCAGTTCATTTGTATTTTTATAATACGTATCATGATTGCCAGGAATAACATCCATGATCATACCATATTCTCTGATCTTATTTAAGAAATGTTTTCTATAGTGATTTAGTGCTCTAAAGTTTATAAACTTACGATGATCATATACATCACCTAAGTGTACTATCTGCTTTATGTCATTTTCTAAACAATAAGGAAAAAATACCTTATCATAAAAATCAGCAGAGTTATTTAAAAAAACATCAGAACTGTTTCTGATACCGCAATGGGTATCATTTAAAATTGCAACTTTCATTCTTCCTTCCTATTTTTTACTTCATAAATTCACTTAGATCTGAATCTACGTTTACTGCTCTTTTCTTTCTAGTTTTTTGTTTTTGTGCAAAAGCTTTTAAATCAGCATCATGTGTCTTAACTTTATCGATTCTATCTTTTAGAGTATCTACAAAGTGCGTAACGACTTGAGTTGACATATCGCCTTGTTCCGCAGCAAGAAAAGCTTCAACGCCAGATTGAGAAAGATATTTTTCTTTAATATCTTGTTGTTTCTTTTCTTTAGTAATTCTTCTTAAGAATGCATACCAAATAATCTGTGTGAAATAAGCAAAAGCATTTGGTTTTCCTGTTCGAGTAGATGCGTTTATATCATAATTTTCTACTGCCTTAAGACAATTTTCTACTGCATCCATCACCATTTCTTCTCTATAAGTGTATCTTATAAAGTTAGATTTATGTGAAAGATTCTCAGCAATTCTTAAGAAACAAGTAGCAACATAATCTGTAACTACTGGGATCGGTTTATTTGCATCTTTTGCTTCTTTTACTGTTCCTACATAATCAACCACGGCTGCAGAGAACTCTTGATTGTTTACATAATGAACATTTTTGCTACGTTTTGCCATACTATTTTACCTTTCAATAATAATATTATAATCTATTTTCACGTAAAAGTAAACTAAAAAAATTGTTAAAATGTGAAAAAAACTGTGTACAAACCATGAAAAATATGGTATAATTAATAGAGGTTTTCTGGAGGGGGAAGGATATATATCAATGCATTTTATCTTTATCTGTGGAAAACGGTACGTATATAACATTAGATGATGCAGAATCCATCTCTTCTCCAGGAATGTTACTAAAATCCATCTTATCTTTTACTTTATCAAAAACTTTTTTAATAGCTTCGTCTTCTGTGCTGTATGGTATATCATCTTCTTCTCTTAACTTATCGATTTTTTTAATCGCGCGTACGTATTGTTTTAATATTTCACTATGAGGATTCGCGATCGCAATAACATGATCCCAGTTTAAAGCAATGAAGTTATCTGTAAATTCTGTATATGTCATGTAAGGTTTAAATGTGTATATTGATTTTTCATAAGATAAGTCTATCTTTACTATTTTAAGAGGCACTCTGACTATAATCTCTTGTTCGTATTCTTCAATTAGCTCACATATAATTTCAGAACCATCACTTAACCTCGCTTGTTTAATCATTTTTTCGTTCATTAAAACACCTTAACTTTATACTCTTTCATGAATTGCTTTTTGTCGTTTTCGTTGTCAACCATTGGTTGCCCTTTTATATTTAGGCTTGTGTTAAGTAGCATCGGACATTTAGTTTTGTCATACCAACTTTCTAATAATGGTCTTATTATTGACTTACAATCTTTTTTTACAATCTGAACTCGTGCGGAACCATCAATATGCGTGACAGAATAATGATCATGTTTAGCCATTGCCACAAATTGCATATATTCGTTCATAGGACCTTCAAAATATTCATCAGCATATTCTTCAAGAATAGCGGGCGCAAATGGTCTAAACGCTTGCCTTCGTTTAATTTTATTGACGGTGTCCTTAATGTCTTCTCGAGGATCCGCAATAAGACTTCTATTTCCAAGCGCGCGCGGACCAAACTCTGCACAACCATTAGCAATACCACAGTACTTATACTTAAGAAGATATCGAACAACTTCTTTAACATTTATATTCGCTTTAATTTCTGTTCCAAGATACGGATGTTCCCAATTAATTTTTTTTCCGTATGTCAATGCCGCAGCTCCAAGAGAAGAACCACAATCTCCAGGATTTGGCATTATCCATATTTTTTTCCCTAACTTAGCAACTTTACTATTAGCAACACAATTTAAGGCAACACCTCCCATCATTACTAGATTTTGATGATGACAATGTTTTTTTACAATTTTAATTATTTCTTCTTCTACTAAAAGTTGAGCAGAAGCAGCAATATCATTTGGATATCCTTTTAAAACATATGGTACGCCTCTATGGCAATTGTAATAGTCCAATATTTCTTTATAATCATCATAGTATTTAGGCTCTCCATAAGCGGCCATTCCCATAGTAATATATTCATCTTCTTGTGGTTTTAATCCTATTGCTTTTGTTATGGCAGAATAAAACAGACCTATAGAGTATGGATACTTTCTACTCCATACTTTTTTCATTTTAGGTTTGTCTCTGTCAACCCAGCCTTCCCAAACAGAAACAGTATCCCATTCTCCTATAGCATCTATGACTAATATATTACATTGATCAAACTTAGAAGTGTAGAATCCAGCTGCTGCATGAGATTCATGGTGGTAATGTGAATTTTCGTATTTACTTAATCTAAAATCTGCAAGTTCTTTCTGACCTGAATACCATTGTCTAGAAAATTTTAACCAGTTCTTTTCAAAGAAAGAAACTTTATGTGCAAGATTTTTAAGATACTTCTGTTTCGTGTGTAG